GCGCCCGGCATAAGGGTCAGGCTCCAGTTCGTGATGAAGCTGGTGTATGCCGTGCCCGTGCCCGTCTTCGCGGTGATCATTGAGCCGTGTGTCTTCAGTCCGAAGAGCCGCCCCGGCACAAAGTACTGCTGCGCAAACCCGGCAGTGCTGGTGTCCGTGGTGGTGCTGAGTGCACGCCCTGCCCATGTGGAGCCCATCTGAAGCAGACCCGACTGGTCGGCGCTCAGGCTGATCTCAGTTGGCACGCAGCCGTCAATGACAAACTTCTGCACGCCGTCCGTGACGTAGAGCGAGTAGGTCTTCAGCGTGTCCACGTCAGTCTGGCTTGGAGCGTAGGCGTAGGTGTATGGGCCAGAGCCCGTTGGGGTGATGGTTGCGAGTGAGTCAAAGACGATCGGCAGCGTGCGGAGTGACGCAGGCGCTTCGCCGAACGTGACGACTGGCGACTTCGCGGTGATGGTTGCGGAAGCAGCGACGCGGCGTGGGCGGATGCCGACGCTCTTATCATCAGCCAAGTCAACGACGACGCCCGGGTCAACGATGCCGACGATGTCCGTGTGGAGCAGCTCGCCGTTGGCGTCGTTGAAGGTTGCAGGAGTGCCGTAGCCGCTCTCACTCTTGACGACGACCTTCGTGAAAGACATAGCGCCTAGCGTTGGCATGACTTACGACTCCTTCTCAGTTGTCGCCGTTTTCGGCGTTGGCTTATTGTCTACGATTTCTACCAGCCCGCTGGCAAGCAGCGATGTGGCAACTGCGGCGTCCAGTTCGACAACGTCGTCAGACGCTGGGAGGTAGGGGTTGCCTGCAGGTCGGGGCTGAACAACCTTGACCAAAACCGTGCGAAGCGTATCAGGCACTGACGTTGACTCCTTCAAGAATGCTCACCTGCAGCTCCGCCGTGATCGTGAGATACGTCACGTCTGCCCAAGTGTCAGTGCCAATGGTAGTGCTTGTGACGATCGCCTGAGCCACGTCGGCTGTGTTCAGTTGCACCTGCCCGTCGAACACGCCACGGAGCCACGTGCGCCACGTCAGAAGGTCGGCGTACTTGCGGGCCATGTCAGCCTGATCCTGCGTATAGATGGTCACGTTCACGGTCAGCAGGGTGGTGCGGCTGCCGCCCGTGCCGTAGGAGATGGTGTCCCCGCCGGGGATGCAGACGGCTGCAGGCACCACGGCGAGATTGTCGGGTGGGGTTGCGTGGGCTGCTCGGAGCGTGTACCCCGTCGGCTTCGTGGCTGCGGCTAGGCGAGCCGCCACGGCTTGGTGAATCGTGAGGTCGTTCATCAGATGGCGAGCCCGCCGCGCAGGCGGTACGCATCCAGCAGGGCACGGGCTTCAGGGTGCAGTGCTGCGCTCATGCGCAATACGCCGCCGAGCGATTCGCTCCCGACGGCTCCAAATGGTGCTGTCCTACTGGCAAAAATGGCACCACACTGGATCAGGGCTGCTTGCTTCACTGCTGCTGGCACTGAGGGCCAGCCGAAGGTGCCAGTGACCTTGACTTCAAGGTACCCGACGGGGAAGTTGTAGTCGGCATTGCTGAACGGGCTGGTGTCAATCTCCGTGTACGGGCGACCGTCCAGCGCGGCGTTGCGTGGCGCAAGGATGTAGTCGTTGGCTGACCATACCTGCGAATAGGTGCCGTCGCCGTTGATGTCGACTGCGAGTGCGGTGACCGTGACGATCGGATCAGTCAGCACGAAGTCGAAGCGGTTAGCCGTGTAGTAGCGCGTCTGGCTGGACGTCACGCCAAAGCCGACCTTCGTGTCGACGTAGTTGTTGATCAGTTGATCAGCAGCGTCAAGGCATGACTGGATCGCGCTGTCGTCTGCGGAGTCAGTGATCCCTAGACTCGCCTTGGCTTCTGCAAGCGTGGCGTAGCTCATCAGTTGCCCACCGTCATGAGGGTGACCGTCTGGGTGCCCGAGTTGCTCACGGCATAGAGCGCATCAGTAGGTTGCAGGCGAATCTCTAGGGGCCCAGCCTGTGAGTCAAGGCGCATCCCGGTGCTGTTGCTCACAGTCGCTCCGCCCACCCAGATGGTGACCTGCGTGTGCAGGTAGACGATGCAGCCGTCAGTGTCAGCCTGAACGAGCAGCGTCGGCGTGGATGCGTTGATGCTTTTCTGAACGCTTGCAACTGCCATTAGTTTCTCCCCTTGCGTGGCTTGGAGGTTGTCTTCGGAAGTGTAGCGCGCTCAGGCTCCTGCTCAAGCGTTGCACGCTCCTGCACCTGTGGCACGGGCACTGGCACGGCGTAGCCGTGGTTGATCAGGTTGATGGCTTCGCTGGTTGGCAGGTCAATCTCGCCGCCAATGGCGGGCCATGGCTGCCCGTTGCGGGTGCCGTCTAGTCGATAGGTGAGTCGCACTTTCATGTTGCCCTCCTGCTAATGGTGACGGGGAGCCGAGCCGAAGCCCGACTCCCCGTCAGCCAGCGTCAATCCCTAAGGATTAGACGTTGGCGCCCTTGAACGTCTTGACGGCGTTCGGGTCAATGAGTCCCGTTGCACCACGAAGGATGCCGCGGTAGCTCACGAGCCCCGTGCCGAAGGCGAAGGAGCGGTCAGCTTCGATTGCAGGCGCGCCCGCGATCGCGGTGTAGATGGCACCAAGGTCGCCGAAGGCGATCGAGAGAGCCTCATCACCGTTGTCGGCGAGAGCGGCTGAATACACTGGGAAGCCAAGGATCGTGTCTGGGCGGTTCTGATCGCCCGGCACGAAGATTGGTCGGCTTGCGCCGTCAACGAGTCCCATGACTGCACCAAGCGTGGTGTCGTTCATGAGGAAGCCGCGCTTCGCAGCGCGACGATACTGCTGCTTCACCGAATAGATGAGGCTGACAAGGTTCGCGTAGGTTGGGGCAACTGCCGCACCCGTGACGCCAACCGTGGCTGCAGCGGCAACAGCAGGAGCAGCAACTGCCCCGTGCGCGACGCTGAGTTCAGCAGCCAGCTTCTCCGTGGCCCATGAGGCTACGTCGAACATCTGATCCTGAACAGTCTCGATGCCGACCTGAAGAAGTGAAGCGTACTTCACTGGCGTCAGGCTGAGGGACGAGTTCGTGCCGTCCGACTCGCCGATCGACGAACCTTCGTTCACTGCGGCTGCAGTGCCGAGAGCGGTCGTTCGTGGAAGAGCAAGGACGTTGCCCTTCTCGAGCTGGATGACGGAAACAACGGCAGGGTCAACGAACGGGTTGACCTGACCAGCGGTGATCCAGAAGCGGTCACCCTGCTCAACTGCCTGCGTGAAGGTCGCCTTCGTGATGTCACGAAGCTCAACCGTGCCGCCGTCTCGGGCGATTCGGCGAAGCTCAGCGGACAGGTCACGGGTCGACTCAGCAGCCGGGGCGAAGGCAACAGCCTTCTCCGAGCGTGCGGCGTCGGCTGCGGCGCGGGCCTCAGCAGCGATCTTCTCTGACTGGATTGCGGAAGCAACAACTGAAGCCTCCGAAGTAAGGGCGTCAAAGCGAGCCTGAGCCTCAGCCGAAAGGGCTTCGCCCTTGGCTGCTGCATCTGCAACGATGCCCGAAGCATCAGTCAACAGCGCGGCGCGCTTCTCAGCCAGATTCTTGACGGTGTCCATGGTGGACTCCTTTCACTATCTGGGTTTACACAATACGCCGAGCCACCTATCCGATGCCCCTGATGATCAGGCAAGAGCGACCGTGGCGCGTGGGCTAACGGGAGTTTATCCCTTCAACTGCTCCAACTTCAGGCGGGCTGCCACAATGGTGTGGTGCTCGCCAGCCGGGGCAGTTGTCTCAGTGACGACTTCCTGCTCGGGTGCTGCGCCCAACTTGGCGCGCACTGCGTCGAGCAGCGCCGTCTGATCAGCGTCAAGTGCGTTGCCAGCCTTGACGGCTTCAAGAGTCTCAACGAGAGCGTCGCCGTCCACGCCAATCTTGCTCGGCGCGATCTTGCGCACGGCGCTCAGTCCGAGCGTTGCAGGGTAAGCGGGCGTGTGTCCCGATAGGATTGACACCTCAAGAAGCCCAACTTCAGTCAGCGTGCGGCTGCCGTCTTCGTGCCACTGCTGCCCGTTCTTGGGCACGGTGAACCCGAAGGACTGGCCCATCGCCTTGGCTTCGTGTTGCAGCTTGCTGATGATTGCGGCTGCGTCTGGGTCGGCTGGGTCAAGGCGTGCTTCAACCTTGAGCCCGACCTCATCCTCAGTCAACTGCAGGCGCCCGCTCGCGGTCGTTGCCAGCATGCGGCTCTCATCATGACCATGCAAGAATCGGATCACGCGGCGCCCCTGCTCCGCCTGCTTGATTGCACGGGCGAAGGCACCCTTGGCGATTCGCTCGATGAAGGGCAGCCCCTGCGATTCGGAGTTGAAGACGGCGGCGTATCCCGTGAACGTCTTCTGTCCGTCTTCGCCTTCGGTGACGGTAAAGTCGCCGAGCGGCAGTGCGCGTGTTTCGTGCTCTCGTGCCATTGAGTTCTCCTCAAGCTGCGATGTGTTGTTGATACTATCCGCCCAAGCAAGGACGCGGTCGGCGCCGTTTGTGTCTACGGGATTGACGCCCCAGAGTAGGGCGGCAACGGCTCCGGGGCCCGGGAAGTTTTCGTCTTCTGGGTCGCTGTTCTGAGGTACGCCTTCCCAGTCGCCACGGTGTCGGCGAATCCACGCCGCCATGAGTTTGACCTTCTCGTCGTCAACCCTACCAGCGGCAAGTTCACGCGCCTTGGCGATCGTCTCAGGCTGCAAGCCGTCTCCGCCGAGCCCGCCTTCAGAGGCTTCGA